GGGGAAAATGGAAAGGTTTATCCTCGAAAAGTTTGGAAGCTTGCTAACCATGAAGAGGATGTGCGAAAAGCAATCCAATGGTTCACGATGCCCGACTCGTCAGGCGGGACTTTAGAGGCTATTTCGGTCTTTAGATCCTTGGCCGATGACCACAGTGGGATTCCAAGAATTTTAGAGGGGCAGAGTCAAGGGAGCGCATCTTCGCGCACAACTGCGACAGAAGTGTCTCAACTTGTCTCATCTGCAAACCTCCAACTTGAGAACGTTATCCGAAACATCGATACGTTTCTGATTGGGAATATCGTGCTCGGTTTTTATCGCTGGAACATGGAAATGTCCGACGATATGCACATTAAAGGCGACTTCACGATTTACCCAACGGGGTATGAATCCTTTAAAGCCAAACAGGAACGGTCAGCTAAGATCGACATGGTCCTCGGGGGGCACGCGCGAGACCCACAGCTACGTCGTATGCTCAACATGGAAGCTATCTTCCGTGAGCGCCTAGCACTAGACGGTTTGGATGAGTTCATGTTCGACTCTCAAACGATCCAACAAATCATCGCCCAAGAGCAAGCTCAGCAAGAACAATTGATCGCGCAACAAGCTCAAGCACAGATGGAACTTGAAGAGCAAAAATTTGAGCAAGCCGTTCGTAAGAAAGGCGAAGTTATGGCCACGAAAGAAGAGATCAAAAAAGAACGGGATATTAACGACGGCATAAAAGAGATTGAGATGGGCAATATGATTCGAAATCTCGGGGCGCAGGCCCAAGTAGCCAAGACCAGTGACCAAGCCGCAAAGATCGATGAGGCCGTGAAAAAGGTAAGAAGTGCTACTCGCAAAAAGAAATAAAGACGCTATTTACGACGGAGTTACGGTTGAACAGATCATGGATCTTGTTTTCGATCTCCGAGACGAATATTTAAATTCGCTTATGTCAGCCGTGTCCCCAGAGGACGCAGAGCAGTTTCGACAGAAGCTTTTGTGCATAAACCGTGTCGTGGATTTTCCTGACGCGATTAAAAACCAGTTTCATAAAGGGGAAACGCAATGAGTACGAAAGAAGAATCTTCCGACCAAAACGGGGATTTTAATACATTTTTTGACGAATTTGTTGACAAGTCAAAAAATGATACAAAATTGAATAGTAACGAATCCGAAGACGAGGATACTGTCGAAGAGACGGAATCTGACGAAGAAGAAGTGGGGTCCAGTAGCAAAGAGCCCGCTAAAGCGACGAAAGATCAACCCGACAATTCAGACGCTCCTGCCGCAGACGGGTACGAGAAACGGTACAAAGACCTGCAAAGCTACGCAGATCGACGGTACAATACGATTCTCGCCGAAAACAAAGCCTTAGCAGATAGATTAGCGGCCCTTGAACAAGGCAAAGTCGTATCTGATAAACCTGAAGGTAATCCTAAACCTGAGCGCCAAGCGGAAGCTGAGTTCAAGGTCGATGAGTACCTAAAGACTTTACCAGATGGTGACAGAGAACTGTTCGAGGAAAATCCGGCTCTTCTTCGCGTCATGGCCGATGTTACCCGAAAGTTAGCCGCTCCTAAAGGAGTCGATAGCCAAACGGTTGCAGAGCTTGTAGCGAAAGAACTGGAGAAACGGGACGCGGCACAACAACAAAATTCCAGAGATGCAGAAATCGAAAGAATGCGTTCGGAAGTGCTGACAAAAATGCCCGATGCGCCTGCGATGTTAGCTGACTTGGACTTTCAAATCTGGCGGGAAGACAACAAAACCAGAGTGGATCACCTACTCAAGCAGAGTGCTAATGATGCAGAGGGCGTAATGAATGTCCTCAAGTATTATAAGTCTTCTGTGCTTATGACGAAAGACAACGAATCTAGGAAACGATCAACAATCAAAGGAACGGCTAGTGCTCCCAAGGGTGTGTCCACCCAAGCATCGAACCTACCCAGCGAAGATGATTACGAAGCCAGTTTTGAGTATTTCCAAAATAAGCGTCGCTAAAACACATCCCACCCACATTTAGGAAATCCTAATGCAAAATCAATACACAGATTTGACTCCACGTCAAACAGCGTATCACGTCGTTGAGACTCTGAAACGCCTCCGCCCCCAAATCGTCTTGGGCCGTTTCGCCCAGATGAAGCAACTCTCCAAAAACAACACCGACGTTGTTAAGTGGATTCGTTACCGCAAAATCGCAAACGCTGGAATCTTGAACGAAGGCGTGCCTCCTAGCGGCAAACAACTCTTGTCCGATATTATCACCGCCAAGCTGGAACAGTTGGGCGATATTATCAAATTGACCGACGTAGCCCTCGACTTGCACCCCGATGATTTGATGGCCGAAGCCCAACAGATCCTCGATGAGCAAATCCTCGACACGACCGAACGAATCTATGTGGACAACCTACGCACGGGCTCACAGGCCACCTACGCTAACGGCGTAGCGGGTCGTTCTTCGGTTGCCGCGTACATTGCAACGACAGACCTTCGTCGTGCTTTGACCACATTGAAAGCCAACAACGTGAAACCTATCAAATCGATGTTGACTGGCGACGTTGCTTACGGCACGACTTCCGTTGAAGCCGCTTACGTTGGCTATGCCCCTGTCACTTTTGAAACTTACTTCCGTGGCTTGAGTGGTTTTGAAACCGCTGACAAGTACGCCGGTCAAACCGCGCTACTCCCCGGCGAATTTGGTAAGTTTGAAAACTGCCGTTTCATCACTTCCACTTTGGCTGACTCCGAGTCTTCTGAATTGGTTGGTGCCGGAGCAGGTGGAGTGAACGTTGGACAGATCGTCATGTTCGGACAAGACGCTTACGGCGGCATTCCTTTCGCAGGACCAAACGCCTTGCAACTTTACGTCCGTATGCCCCGATCAACCGTCGGTGACGAACTCGCACAGCAAGCTTACGTTGGCTGGAAAACTCGCTTCAATGCAGCCATCCTGCAACAAAAAGCCTTGATCCGCGTCGAAGCCAAAATTTAATCCATTTTAAAATCAAGGAAAATACCATGAGCGAAAATATCCATGTAGCCACAGGCGTATTCACCGTTGTATCAAACGGTGCCGCCGCCATTAACGTCGATTGCGGGTTTGTTCCCACAACCGTCGAACTCACCAACGAAACAGTGTGGGCCACGAAGCTTTATGTCGTTGACGCAACGACTGACGTTATCGCCCGCAATGCGTCCGTAGCTGGTGCCGCGGTAAATTACGACTCGAATAACAGCGGGTCGGAAGGTGGAACCGTTGCAACTTTGCACGGTGCGGGTTTCACAATCAAAGCCGCTTTGGCCACGTTCAACGACACGACCAACGAAGTTTTGCGTTGGGTTGCCCGTCGCTAACCGACTAGCAGTTTAACTCGGGTACTTTGGCATTCTTACCCCTTTGAGTGCCAAAGTACCCTTGCTATTTATAGATTTTTGGTATGATAAGGGGACTTTACTTGGAGTAATTTATGAAGGTTCCTACACCTAAAAAGAAAAAGTCTATGGACGGCCCAGAGACTAAAAAACAAGGCCAGATGAAAATGATGGCCAAAGAACACAAAAAAGCCGGGTACAAAATGAAACCTAAAGACGGCGACGTTTGCTAAGTCATAATTCAAAGGGGAAAACATGACACCAGAAGATACACTCGAATCCTACAAACTCGGCACACTGAAGCTTGTTAAATCAGGCTATGCGACCGAACAAGACCCATTTCCGATCTGTGATCCCATCACGGGCAAAGGATACGAAATCAAACTCGGAAAAGAGTATTTGATGCCTCGTTATATGGAAAACGTTCTGCGCGATTGCCAGCGACCCACATACGAACCTCAACAAGATGCGGCGGGGAATGCTACCCAGTTCAAAAAAATGGTTTTGATCGGGCTTAATATTCAAGCCAAGCCTCTCACGAAGCCTAAAGATGAATACCTCGCTGACAATCCAAACACGGAGTTTTTGTTTTCGGTCGATAAAAAACTCATCGACGAAACTAAAGGCGCTGTGCCTGCGGCCAAGAAGGGTGTAAAAGCCACCGCAGAAGAACCTACCATTTAGATATGCCATCGGCGCACTTCAAAGACTTCAAAGGCATTGCCCCTCGGGTTCGGGGGGCTACCCAGTTTGCTCAAGTTGCGTCGAATGTTGATCTCTACGGGAATACGATTCGTCCATTCCCTAGAGATCTTGTAATATCCGAACCCAAAACGGCGGGCAAGTTTGTCCGTATCGAAGGTAATCTTCACCACTTTCCCAATGCGGATGAGTTAAAGTTGATGACCTTCAAGGGGTACTACGTGGTTTTATACCGAAACGTAGGGGCTTCTAAGTGGGAAAAAAAGGTCTTTGAAACTTCGGATGGTAAACAGCCGGTAATAACTCCCGTATCGTTCAACCCTCCTAGTTTCCCAGTAGGAAGCGTTCGCCGACCCAAGGTTAGCGAGATACCCCTAAAGTATTCTACCACGCTTTCTAGGCACATCTACAAGGCTGGTGAATCCCCACTGCCCCCCGACACATACCAATATTTTATCGAGGTAGTCAACATAAAAGACGGGAAAGAGCACGTCGTTGTCCGTTCCGAAAAAGCGTCCATCCTCGTCGAGTACAAATATTATAAAGACCCGACCAATCAGGCGTACAATGAGCAATTAGAAGTCGATAAAAACGAATTAAGCTCCCCAAAATATATAAAAGCCACGGCAAGCACTAACGAAATGTGCATGTTGTTCGGCTACACCGGGTGGACTGGGGCCGTCGATAACCGATGGGGGTACCTTGATAATGGTGATCCGATGGTCAAGCACTCCAATATTTTTAGGAGCAAGTCGATTATTAATCAGATCCTAAACCCCATTGGAAATGCTGTCAATGACCTCACAGGCATTCCTGCGGCGATATTTGACCCACTAGGGGATTTTGCCAGAAATGGGTTTTCAGTAAAAAAAGATGTTCCAACGTATATTGTAACGAATCCTTTGGATTCTTCCACGATCAAATACATCGATAAATGGTGGTATCCGTACACGACTTATCAGGGTATTGACTATGGGAATATCAGCACGAATTGTAAAAATTCAATCCTAGCCAATAACGGGGTGATCGGCAATCGAACGGGGCTTCGCATGAAAGGCGTCGTAACGGCTCTTGGGAAACCTACTATGCTCGATACGTATAACCCATTGGAGGATGTTCTGGACGACAGTTTAGGTAATATAAACACGGACTGGAACACCTACGACAACAATAAAGTTACAAAAATAAGTGGATATTTTCTTGATGAAGGTGGGGCAGTCGAGTCGGGGCCATACAGTCTCAAAGACGTGTACTTTTTCGATACCCCATCACCTGCGGATGAAGTTAGAAGTTACCGTCTCGACTTTTCAGTAAACAAAATCGACACCACAGGTCTTGAAGGGGATTTCAAATATCGCCTCTACCGTAGCAGTTCCTTTGACAATGGGTTCTACAAAGTTTGTGAAGTCGATAATAGCTCCCTGCCCGGATACAGTCAGCTTATTCTTTCGGACACCAACACGCCTGAAACGACCAATAAAGCAGGGGATGAGTTTACCTTTACATATTTCACAACTTTCGAGCGAACCGCAGGTAAAAGCGCCAACGGAATTATCGAAGACTGGCGAGAAGAGAGTGGTCCGTCGGAACTCCAAGAGATCGTAAACTACACCCCAAATCAGTATATCACCCGACCACCCATTTCTGGCGATGTTATGGGCGCCGACACATGGAATATATATCGACTCCATGAATACGCAGACGGTACAAACGAATACCAATTAGTTACGTATTTAGATATATCTGTCGAAGAGTATTATGACACCAAAGCGGATATTGACCTTGGCCCCACGTCGGAGTCAACATTCCTGTCAGACGCAGTGCCGTATTCCTACGAGGCCATGCCTGACGGGCTAACAAACCTTTCGGCGCTTTACAACGGGATGATGTTCGGTTGGAAAGGTGGACAACTTTATTGGACCGATCAGTTTTATCTGTCGGGGTGGTCCCCATCCACGTTTAGCGTGGAAATCCCATATAATATCGTCAATATAATCCCACTAGGAAACGTGATGGCGATTGTTACGACACACGGGGTTTATCGCGCATTGGCATCATCGCCATTTGACTTTTCATTCGTGGAATCCCCATCGGGGGAAGGTGGGCGATTTGGTTTGCCCGACACCGTCATCGGGTCGGACAAGGGGGTTCTTTTTGTTTCGGATTCGGGCATAAATATTTATGATGGGGTTCGCGCTACGTCGATGACCGACGGGTATATTGGAGAAGAATTTCTGCGCACGGACCTTGATTTATCAAACGGAATTTTGCGCGAGAACGATGGACTTCTCCATTTATTTCATGCTAGTGGCGTGCTAATAATCGATGGAAGATCCCAGCAGATCACAACCATTTCCGACGTCGTAGCGTCGTATGTTTTCCGCGATCACGAAGAAGGGGCTTTGTTTTACACAGACCCTCAGAACCGAATAAAACAGCTTTTCGCAAAGACCGAAAGCAAGCGCAGTCTCACCTATCGAACGGGGGAGGTCCACTTCGGAAAGCCCGGTCGAAAACGGGCTAAATTCATTCAATTTTTGGGCACAGGAACGATCCAATGCACTCCCTATGTAAATGGGGCAACCACTGGATTAAAGGCAAAATTGATTAATATGGAGGCTATGGAACGCGACGCTAGAATATACTTGCCCGACAGGGTGACGCTAGATAGCCTTGAACTCGAAATAACGGGTACGGGTGAGGTCAAAGAGTTCCTTATTGACTGGGAGTTAATGTGAGCGATTTGGCCACATTAGATCCGGGCATTTTAGCCAAAGCGATAGTCGATGGTGACTTGACCTACGACATGGTCGAGCCTGCCCTATTTTGTCAGGACAAAGCGGCCATCGAGGGGTTTGAAGATTTCGTCGAGAAAGCGGGAATCAATTTAAAAGCCGAAGTCAACGCCGAATTGATGAACGTCGCGCTCGTTAATGGCATGTGTCGTAGGGCTCTTCTCATTCCCAAGGGTATGTTTATAACGGGTCGGATACATAAGGCCCCCTACGTCGATATGATAATCAACGGGGACGTATCGGTTCAAGTTCCTGACGGGATTGAACGCTATCAAGGCTTTAATCTTTTGGAAGGTTTAGCAGGTCGAAAACGTGTCCTGTACACCCACGAAACGACCCTTTGGGTTACGGTGGATCGTACCGACGCAGAGACGGTAGAAGAAGCTGAAAACGACATTACGGTGTCCAAATATTGTGAGTACGACGACTTCGTATCGGAGATTAAAAAATGACTTGGGTAGCTGTAGGAGTCGGAGGGGCATCACTGGTTGGCTCGTTAGTAGCGAGCAATTCAGCTAGTAAGCAAGCCAAAAAGCAAGACGCGGCCAATCAAAGGGCCTTAGACGTAGCCAACAAACAGTTCGGCCTCGATCAGGCACGGGACCAACGCGCCCAACAAACTGAGGGCATTAATAACGCGATGCTCATGCGCCGACAACGATCCGCAGATCAGGCGTTCAACTCATTGAGCCGAAGCCTAATGAGTTTCGATACTAACACAGGTGTCGCGGCGGCCACGTCGGGTATCGAAGGGCAGGCTGGAGTCACACGGCGAAGCCTACGTAACGACCTTGGAGGCGGCGTTGTTACCGCGCGTTCCAATGCGTTGGGGTTGGCAACTCGTAGAGCCCGCGTGCAGGCCACGAATCAAATTATGTCAGGCAACGTCGCGTATAAGAACAACGCGATGGCCACACTAGCGAATCCCGTATTGCTACAAACGCCCGGCTCAACAACCACGGGTCAAGCTTCGGGAATGATCTCAGGGATTTATGGCAACCAAGCTAACCAAGCGGCGAATATGGCGAATGCGTATCGAAGCGCATCGGGCCAACTTGCCGGAACAGGGGCACAAATTTTAATGAACTCGTATTTGACTCC